AAAATTTCTATAGAAAAGGAAATTTGACATAAAAAAAGAGCCCAGCAATTAAGCCAGGCTTAGGGAATAAAGTATGAAAAATATTCATCTATAAATATTTTACCACTGATTATATTTAATTACAAGTATCTCCATGTTCCATAGTCTGTACCTGAAGCTAATTCCATACTTGCTACATATCTACGTTCTCCACTGTTAGAGATGTAAGATAACCACTCATAACCATTAGCATAACAGTATTCAGTATAGTTAAATTCTTCATTTTCATCATAGCTTGCTACAACTTCAGCATCTAATGATGGAGCTGAACGAACATTTAAGTTAGGTACTTTAACTGTAAATACTCTTGGTCTGTCTAGAGACTGTACGTCTGTAGTAACTGGGTTATTAGCTGGTGTATCGTCTACTGGGTAATAGAACCATCCTACAATACCTTCAAAATCTCTTGATATATATCTTGCAGGCCCACCAACATATAAGCTATCCCAGTTGCCATCAACATTTTGTTCAATAGTTTTCATTGAATAACCGTCTGAATCTTCAATTACAAGTCCTGTATGTCCATATGAATGTCCTGCTGTATATGTAGTGTCCATCACAAATACTGCACCTGCTCTTGGTTTACTGTTAAGATCTCCTACAACGTTATACTCAACTTTATATCCCAATGCTGCTGCACTGTTAAGCAAGTCTATTGCGTTCCCCCACAATGTTTTACCAAAGAAATAAGAGCTTAAATAGTTAGGTAAGTCTACACATTGAGTTCCATATGCTCCGTCTTGGTCAACACCTATTCCTAAATTTGCTATACGTCTTGCTTCGTTTACTAAATCTGTTGTTCTAACCATTATTCTTTTTCCTCCTGTATTTTGAATAAAATAAAAAGACTATTTACTAGTCTTGCTTAGGTTCTTTATATGATAGTGCTTGTTCACTATCACTGAAGCCTTGTGTTGTAGGATCGTTAACTATCCCTAACAATCCAAGTAATAAAAAAACAGCATCGACAACATTATTAATGTTGGTGCTGAATAATTCTGTATTTAGATTATATCCAAATAATACAGAAACTTGCTTAATTAATAGCAATAGACCAGCTATAAATGCTATTACAAAGCGTTTATTTTTAAAACGAACTTCCCAATTTATCATATTTAACACCTCCTTTCTAAATAATATTTAAACTAGGCGCCCAATCATCATTAGTTAAATAACTAAATGAATTAATGTAAACCCCTAAATTGTTATTAGTTATAACGAATTCGTCAAGTTGCATATCAACATTTAACCCTGTACCAATAGTTTTTAACCTTAAATAAGGTTGTGGAGGTTGAGCTGTGTTGTAAATATAATCATTTCCACCTTGATTAATTTCTGGAAAAATTACTTGTATTTGTGTTGTTGACGGTCTCCACCCAAAAGAAGCTAACCCTTTAAAAATTGTAAGGTAACGTGTTGTTGTGTCTGCATTATATAAATTAGTGAATTTTGCTAGACCTTCAGCCAACTCATTAAAAAATCTTACATACACTAAATTGTTAACACGTCTTAATTCCATTTTTGTGTTGGGTTGAACATTTTTAACAGGCACATTAACCCAACCCGTATCCCCTTCAATTACTTTCCATTTTGTTTTAGTTTTTATCCATTTTAAAGCTCCGTTAGTTACATCTTCATCAATATAAGTTGTGCCAATCGGTACATCATTATTAGAAGGGAAACCGTGACCTCTTAATTCTGAACTGCTCCCACTTGGTTTATTTTCGAGTACTGTTAATCTACTTTTGATGTCAGCGTCATTATACGGTTGAGGTAACTCTGTCTTTTTAGCATATTTCTCGTGATCTTCATCATCTAAGAAAGCTTTTCTAAGTTCTTCTTTTGTTGCAAGTCCTTTAATGTCTTGATGCGCCGTCAAATAATGCTTATCCTCTAATTGTGTATTTGTTACAAAATTACTTGTGTCGATATTAGCTGTTGTTGGTCTATCTTCAAGTTCTTTGATTTTACGTTTAATTTCAGTATCATCATAGCTTGATGTCACTGGTCTAGCTTCTAATTGTGTTACTTTAGCAGCAACATTATCAACAGATTGTTTTGTAGCTAATTTGCTAATATCCTGATGTTCAGTTAAATAATTCTTACCTTCCAACTGAGTTTCAGTAACGTAACCAGTTAGTGACTGATGCTCTTTTAAATATCCCTTTTTTTCAACTTCTTCAACTGCTTTATTTACAATAGATTCACTATCCGGAATTTCAGTCTTCAAAGCATAATTTGATAAATGTTCACTTGATACAAAATCAGATACGTTAGGGATATCTCCTTTTAATGCATATTTTTCATTTGCTTGATTCTCCGTTAAAAAGTGACTACCTTTAGATATCTCAGCTAAAGCTTTATCAAAGTCTTCTTTAGTAAGTACATCTACTCTATCAACAATCATGCTATTAGCAAAAAAGCGTTCTTTTACAGGTAGTTGACTAGCTTTATCTATTTCAGAAAGATTGACTTTGAATTTAAATCTAAATATATCGCTGTTGCGTTCTTCTTTATCCAGGTAAATATAACAAACAACCTCTTCATTTTGAGTGATTAGAGAGGTGTCAAAGTTAAACTTGATTTTATTATCTTCAACAGTTCCGTTAGTTTTCCAGTAGCTACCACTTCTTAAAAATTTGAATAGTGCTACTACGTTCTCATTAGTTAATGTGCCTTTTGAAATTTCAAACTCAAATGCTCCGTTATTCTTATCATGTGAATACAGCTCACAAAAACTATCTTCAACTTGTCTTATCTTTGTTGTATTTTCAATGCTTAATCTAATTATTTTTTCCAAGGTTTAATCACTCCTTTTCGTTTAATGCATCTCTTAGTTTCTCTAGCCTCTTTTTTATCCCCTTCGGAAATGGCACCCCTATTGCTGCTAAGTTCTCAATAAGCGATACCCCATAAGTTGCTATGAAAAAGAATATAAAGGCTGTAGCGACTTCTTCAAAGCCTATATATATTAAATATGGATATACTGTTACGACTAATACTAGTACGAACAGATGCTCAATTAACCCACGTCTTCCTATTGTGGAGTTAACCGTTTTTGTTACCCACGCTTTCGCTAGTCCAGTAATAATATCAAATACTATAATTCCGGCTAATGCGTGAATATAAATGTCATTAAGTACTTCATAATATTGATTAGCAAGTTCCGCCAATGTTATGTGCAATTTTTGCACCTCCTTAAAAAAGAGCGGTTAATAACCGCCCTTAAATCTTTTAATTTTGTTCTTCTTTTGTAGAAAGTTTTTCGTTTAAATCTTTTAAAACTTTTGTGAATTCATCATTTGATTCAATCAACTCTCTTTTTTGCCACTCTATTAGTACTTGAGCTAAAATCCCGGTTATTTCATAGGCTTCTAACTCATAATCTCTAGCCATAATCTCAGTAAATTTAGTGATATCACTTTTCACTTTTACAATTCCTAATTTTCTTGACATTTCCAAATTCTTATCCTCCTTATGATACAAGTATTCCGTTTCTAAATTTCAAGTGAAGACCGTTAATATTTACGTCAGTATGTCGACCTTCATAATAGCCTTTTGGGTCTCTGTCTGAACCGGCTACTAATAAATGTCTAATATTCGTTTTACCTTTAAAAGTTGAATTTCCACGTACTTCAAAATCAACATAAGATATTAACGTATTCTTTAGCTCCAAGTCATTATCATCTTCTTTGAGATTGTATGCTAACAACGCTCTTTCTGTTTTGAACCCCCACTCTTCTGTTTCTTCAAACCAACCTACTCTACCATTTGCTTTTATCACAAAGTTCATTCCTGAGTAATATCCCACATCTCTACCCCAAAAGTATGATTTATAATAGCCCCTTATCGCTCCGGAAAACTCTCCGTTTTGGTCATAATAAGATGTCCCAAGATAATCAAGTTTAACTCTTTTTTTGGCACTTTCCGCCTTTCCTTCGTAAAGGATTAAACTTTCATCTTCGAATTGGAAGTATTTAGAATAATTATTCCAAGCCAATTTTAAACTTTTGGCGTTTTGAACTAGAGTAGTTCCAAAGTTTTCATCAGTGACAACATTTTCTATTTTATCTCTCAATAATTTAATAGATGTTTCAGTCTGTGTTTTTGTCATGTAATCAGTAGCTAATGTTTTTGATAATTTCAAGGTAATTTCTTCTTTTGACTGGTTAATCAAAGAAGCGATATCTACAGTTTCATCTCTTTTCGTATATCTGAACCCTAAATTAATTTCATAAAATCTAACATTAGTAATTTGTGACTTGTCAAAATCTCCTGTAAATTCTAAATACACAAAGTCTTTATTGTCGGGTGTTTTGTCGGAAATTCTTGTAAACAATACATTATCTTTCGCCGTCATCGGTTTGTAATTTGTATTAGGGATATCTTTCTCGGTATTGCTTGTGAGAACATACTCATCAATACTAATCGCCATTACACTATTGTTAGGGGCTGTTGTGTCAAACATCACCTTATAATAGCGACCTAGTTTAAACTCATTTTTCAGTTTAATTGCTATAAAGCTTCTCGTCCCACCGGTTACAACATCAAAAGAGTTTTTCTCCAATCCTTCGTTGAAATTTCCTTCCCAAACTTCCACGTCTCTTACTTCTGTTGAATTTCCTAACGGTGTTAAGTTAATAGTTCTTGTCTCTGTTGGTACTGTGAACGTAAAAATATTAATACCAGCTACAAGTCTTTGTCTTTCACTGTTAAATATTCTTAATTCCTGATTAGCAGGGAAATATCTAAAATCAGCTACTAAGGTGTAGGTAATACCAGGTTTCATAGGCTCAAGCGTTGTATAAGTTAGGTTATTACCAGTTTTCTTTTCAGATGAGTTTAGTAGGTTGTCCCCCCTAATGGCAACTTTAAATTGCTTGTCATTAAGCTCTCCAATTTGAGATTTAAACTGTTCTAATGTCGTATCAAATGTTTTATATTTATTAGTGATCTCTTTTACAAGTTCAGTATCAGGGAGGTTATCAAGTCTTGCAAAACATGTAGTTTTTAAGAATTGATACTCAACATCTAACTTAATGTTAATTGTTGTTCCGTCTTTCTCACCGTTTGAGTAATAAACGTTGGTAAGTTCACCGTCATTATTATATGTTGCGTTCTCTTGTGTTTTGTTTAAACCGCCACCCCAAACCCTAGCTGTAAGGTTGAAACCGTTAGTAACTTTAACACCGTCGTAATAAACGTCTACAAAGAACTTAACGTCGTTAGTTCTTTTACCATCATAAGTTCCGGCGACTCTTACGTTTGCTGACAATGAATGTGCTTTTAAATCTTCAAGGCTCGGTATCCACTCGGTTGGCATGTCACCACCTACCGACATATAAGGTTCAGCAACTTTAAAATGTCCGTTCTTTGTTGAAAAGATAAAAAATAGATTATCGCTTTGCGATGTAAAATCTTGTTGAACCGTGTAAGTGATTTCTTTAATAACCCAAGTGTCCCTTAATGTTCCGTTATCTAAATTAAAGCCGGTCATCTGTTTATTACCGACATGAGATTTCAAGGCTAAATGTAACCCGTTATCTACATTAACATCGCTGTAAATATAAATTGGTAATCTGATTACAATCGTATCACCACGTTTGAATTCCTTCTTAGAACTAACAAAAGAAATGCCTTTCCAAGCGTTACCGGTTAACCCTCTGTTGTTAATTTCTACAGAATTACGACCGTTAAAGTCGTTTTGGTTAATTGTTGGTGACGCTCCGTTTAATGTGTAAGAAGCACTAGATTTAATTTCAGTATTGAGTAATAAGTTGAATTTTGTCGCCGGCTTCCCGTCTTCACCTTTCAACCTAACCCATTTAAAAGCTTTTTTATCGGTCGGCGTTACCGGTGATGTAGTTCTTGCTATCCCCATGTAAGCTTTTGGTTCACGTCCGAAACCACTACCGTCCGCATTATCCGAATATACTAAATGAGTGTATTTGTCACCTGTGATTGATTTTTGTTGAATATCAAACCAATCAAAGTCACCAGCTGTTGGCGTTCCGTTTTTAAAAACATAACCAAAATATCTATATTTATGGTATTGTGCCGGCTCGTTGGTTGGATAATCCGTGTAAGATCTGTCCCCTTCGTGAATTGTGTACCAATCTACTTGAACGCCCGTCCAATTTTCGTCCTCTGGTACTAATATGAACTTAAATAACACATCATCTACATCGCTGCCTGTTGTAAATACTATATTCTTAGTTTGTAATGTGTTCCCGAACTCCAATTGACCCCAAGAGTACTCTTGTGAAGTTTTGTTGTTTCTAAAGTAAGCCCATAATTTGTTGTTATTACCTTTTGCTCTAGCTGTAAGGGTGTATTTAGTGTTAGGTTTCAACGCTAAGAACATGTTAGCTTGCCAAATATCGCTAATGTCATCATCGTTAGTAATATTTACACGAGGTCTATTTTTTGCTAATAGAAATGAATTGTCGTCCGGCTCAACAACGGTAAAATCTAGTCCGTTTGTACTGTTGGCATAACCTTTGTATAGTTTCCCTTCGATTTTCACCTTAGTCCAACTATATTCAGTCGGATCGGTCGGTGCTGTTGATTTACTACCGGTATAAAGCCCTATATATTGGGAATTCGGGTCATCATTCATGTTGCGACCATCAGCAAAGTTCGAATACTTCTTAAATACGTATGCATTCTTACCATCTGAACCTCTTAATTCAGTTTTTTTACTTTCGTATATTTTTACGCTTTCTTCGTTTGCTATCTGACGAATACCATCAGCACTAATTGTTAAATCGTTGATTAATCTCTTAGTTTCTTCTTTAGTTATGAAATCTTTTCTAATACTTGATTGAATAGCATCTCTCATTTTAGTAAAGATGTTTTGCGTGTTCACTTCACCAGCTTCAAATTGTTGTCTAAAACTTTCATCAGAAACTAACGTTTTAATAAATGCTTTGTCAATCATAGCATTTTTAATTTCAGCAAAGTTCAATTGTGCTTGAATAGCCTTTATCATTTCAGCTTCAGTTATTATCGTTTTAAGTCGAGCGATATTACCTTCGACTGCATCAAGAATTCTAGTTTTGACTATTGGCGGAATTTCTCCGTCAGCTTCAAACAGTGCTTTTTTTACTTCAACTGCACTTTTCGATTTTTCTTCTAATTCGACTAGTTTATCTTCAATGCTTTTCTTGTCAAGTTTTAATAATTGGTCTAAATTTTTCTGAATTTTAAAAACATCTAATTTACTCTCTACTTGTTCAGTTACCGCATTATCAATCATGCTAGCTAGTGTAGTTCCTAAATTGGATTGAATCTTACCAAAACCAATAGTTTTTAACTTACGCCCCATAGGTGAATAAGTATATTTTGTGATTTTCTTCTTAACATCAAGATTAAATTTCTCATGGAATATTGTAACTGTGTCAAATATCCCAACAGGTACATCCGGTCTACCCACAACATCAATCTCTATACTTTCTTCAATTACATCGCACAATGTAGTTTTGAAGTAATTTTCACCGTATTTTCGTAACGTTATTTCGTCAATAACATCTTGGTCGCTTACATCTAAATTCCCCTCGTAAATGTTTTTATATTTATTAATCAACGGGCTGTCAACAGTAACAGCTATTACTTTATCTTTCTCACCCTCTTTATGAGAAGTGATAGTTTTTGTGAAGTGGATTCTTGTTCTTAAATCTTTTATAGATTTTTTCTGTTGGTATGATTTTAGATTTTTTTTGTACATAAATAAAGCTTCTTTGTTACTTCCGCCATTACTTAATAATCTAATATCATACTTATCTCTAATTAAGTCGCCGCCCCATTGACCTATTATAGAATGTTTATCTCTAAATAAGGCATTTGCTACTGTCACATTTTTTAAGTTAAAACTGTGTGTGCTAGCTATATCAGAGGAGAATGTAAAATTGTGTTTACGAATAATACTACTTGTAAGACTTCTCATTACTCTATCTCCACTAGCATTATTAACGCTTATTTCAGTGATAGAATAATTATTTAGTAATGTAGCTACTTGGTTAGCATATACAGTAATATAAGCGTGATGTTTTTCTACTTCAAATATGATGAATTCCTGTTCTCCGTGTAAGTCGTCAGCTAGTAAAAGTGTCTCTTCTACTAACTCTTCCCACAATGGATTATTTGTTGGAAATTTGAAACTTAATTGATATTTGCTATTTCCTTCGTGTTCTATTTCATCATTATAAGAAAAATTAAGAGGGATTTTTCCCTCTTTTAAATAAATCATACACGCCACCTCCAATTGCCTTTTATTTTAATGCTTGTAACATTCCCAGTAGTTACTACTCCTTGCAATCCCGGTTGTATTTCAAAGAAACTACCTTTTTTACGGATTGAATTTTTTAAAGTATTATTTTTATCGTATATATTTTGTCTTCTGTGTCTACAATCTATAATCGCTTTGCTATCTAAAGTTAAAAACATAATTTGACTACCTATTGCCAAACTCACCTCGCCACTTCCTTCTATTTCAATTATCGGTTCTGAAAATACATTCCCGATATTATTAATAGTGCCTTTAGCTGTAAGTCTTATTTCAGTACTTTCGTTAGTATATCTAAACGGGTCAAACATCAACTTAACACTAACTAACCACCTTGAATTACCTTGTTTATTGAACGTAATATCAACTAAATCAGCATAATATTTAGATGATTTTAAATAATCAAACTCTATTGTATTATCAAAATCTTTTAATAGATTACTTAACTCTATTACCTTAGCAAAATTAACAGCAGAGATTTTCAAGGTACGTTCTTGACTTTCAAAAGCTTCATCATGAAGTATATAAGTTCCGTTAATACCATATATTTTATTTTCTTCTGATATACGTTTTTTTGCTACTTGAATCTCTCCGCCGTCAACTAACACATAGTCTTTAGGAGGTAAAATCACATCATTAATCTTAATCATTATTAAATACCCTCCCTTCTAACAAATGTCATTTGTCTATCGTATGAGTTTTTAGCTAAAATTTCACCGTCTAAATAAGTATTAATATCTTTATTTGAAATATCTTTTAACAAGTCTTGCACAACTTCTAACGCTTTAATCACGTTACTATCCTTATCCTCTAAAGAAAAGTCAGCTGTACTCATATCTTCAATTTTTAAATTTTTAGATATGCTAGCTCCTATTTCAAAATCTGAAATATCGTTTGTAAAAGCTTTGTTAATATCTTTAGCCATTCCACTAACAGTATTCTTTACAGTTTCAAACTTATCTGAAAGTCCTTTGTCTAAACTTTCCATAATTGCATTACCAGCAGGTATTAGTAGTTTTCTGTCGTACTCAATCGGACCTTTGTTATCTCGAATCCAATCAGCTATTCCGCTTACAAAACTTCTAACGCTTCCCCAAGCTGACCTTAGCCCATTAAGGAATCCGTTAATAATAGCACTACCTGCACTCCATAAGTTGATATTTCTTAATGAGTAGAATATGTTAGAAACGCTACTTACTAAGTTGGAAACTCCGTTTCTGAATGAGTACCAGGCATTCTGCGCTGCACCTACTAATCCACTTATAATACTTACAACACTTGACCTAATACTGTTCCAAGTGTTGACAGCTGTATTTCTTACTCCATTTATTAGAGATGAGAAGAAATTTTTAAATCCTTCCCATAAAGCTCTTAGTCCATTAATTAATCCAGTTACTATTGTTACCACAGCTGTTTTTAAACCATTCCAAATAGTTGAAGCTGTTGTTTGTAGGAAGCTCCAAAGAGCAATCATTCCATTTTTAAAACTTTCCCAAGCATTTATTAATAATGCTATAAGAGTACTGACTATTGTTGATACTACTGTTTTGATACCTTCCCAAACTTTCTGAATAGCTGTTTTAATGCCATCCCAAATAAGTTTTAAATCTTCTTGAAGTTTCCCAAAATTTCCAGTTACAAAATCAAGAATAATTAATACAGCACCCATTACAATAGATTTAATGAATTCCCAAACACCTTGAATAGTCGTTTTTACACCGTCCCAAACAGAGGTAACTCCATTTCTTAAAATGTTCCAAGCATTAGTAAACCCTTGTATAAATGGTTGGACTATAGCCATTATTGAGTTTGTGATAAAAGTCCACGCTGTGCTTGTTGTTTCTTGAATTCCAGACCATAGACTAGAGAAATATTCAGTTACACCTTGCCATAAAGCTTTTATTTTTTCTACAGCAGCACTCCAAATAGCCTGAACTCCAGACCATAAAGTTGTTGCTCCTGTTGAAATACCGCTCCATATACTACTAAAGAATTCTACTACACCTTGCCAAGCTTGTTTTATAAAATTGACAAAGCCTTGCCAAATTTGTTTACCTGTTTCAGTTTGTGTAAAGAACCAAGTTAATGCAGCTACCACCGCCGTTATCCCTACAATAAGTGCAGTCATAGGGCTTAAAATCATTACAGCGTTAAAAATTGCCATTGCTGTTTTTGCTGCCATAATAGCAGTTTTGAATCCGTTTATTAAAGCAACAATAGGTCCGAGTATCTTCAGTGCTATAAACTTACCAACAATATAACCTAGTGCGACTTTCACTAAGGCAAGTGCTACCTGATTTTCTCGTAAATATGAAGTGAAACTTTTTATCCATTGTGATATTACTTTTAATACGTTACTTAAAAATTCAAACGCTAAAGCTACACCGCTAACACCACTCTCAGCACTGTTAATTCCTAGTAAATCTCCAATAAAATCTCCAACAATTGCTGCTACATTTTTTATTGCTTCCCAAACATTTTTAAAAGCTGTTCGGATATTATCAGCAATACTAACAATCGAATCGGCAGTTCTCTCATTAATTCCTAATGCTTTTATCAAGTCTATTCCTTCTTGTTTAGAAATTGAACCTGTCAACACATTAATAAATGATTCTACTGCTCCAGATACTTGCGTTAGGTAGCCTTGAATTTTGTTTACTACTTCATCACCAAACACTCCTCTTAATTGTTCAGCTAGTCCAGAGAATGCACCTATCACGAGGGATGGTAATCCTTTTAAAATATTACCAACCATAGGTAAAAAGTTACCAACTAAAAAAGTCATTGTTGTACTAGCTAGTTGTTGTAGGGCTGGTTTAATATCTTGACCTAACGATAAATTACCTATCAAGTTTAAAAACGCTGCTTTCATAGAAGCAAATGAACCTTGCAGTGTTGTAGCGGCTTCTTTTGCTGTTGTTCCTGTAATTCCTAATTCACCTTGTATTACGTGAATAGCTTCATAAACGTCTGAAAGGTTATTAATATCATACTTAACACCTGTCAACTTTTGTGCATCAGCTAACAAACGTTGCATTTCTTGTTTTGTTCCACCGTAGCCTAATTTCAGGTTATCCAGCATTGTATAGTTTTGTTTTGCGAAACCTTGATATGCATTCTGGATAAGCTCCATCGATGTCCCCATCTTATTAGAGTTATCCGCCATATCAACCATTGCTGTATTTGCTACTTTTGCAGCCTTCGCAGTGTCACCACCTAATGACTTAATTAAACTAGCACTAAATCCGGTTACAGTTTCCATATAGGCGTTTGCTGATAGTCCTGTAGTCTTATAAGCTTCATTAGCATACTGCTTAACCTTATCAGCATTATTTTTAAATAATGTTTCAACTCCACCTAGAGACTGTTGAAGTTTCCCACCTTCAGTAAGTGAAGCTGCAAATAACTTACCTATCCCAGCTGCAATTACTGCGTTTTTAATTGTTGAAACTAGAGTACTCCCAGCACTCTTTCCAGCACTTGAGACTTCTCCGTCTAGTTCTTTTGATATCATCCCTGATATCCCTTTTGCGGAAGGCATAATTTGTACATATGCTTTACCTAGATTTGTTGCCATATTATCCTCCTTCCTTCAATATTCTATTTCTTATTTTTTCAAACTCCTCACCAGTTGTGAATGCTAATTCCTCTTTAACTTTAACAGGTTTATTGATACCATCTACAAGTGACTTAGGTTTATTTCTGCCTTTTTGACCGTCTTTTGTTTTAGCCCAAACTAACAGACTTAATCTATCCACAGTTGAAGCTAGTAGCATAGTATCTAGCTTAACTTTTTGACCTGACATTTTCATCTTAATTCTAGAGTCATCTCTTAAGCCATTACAAAAAATAGCCACCGTTTCTGGTGGCATATCTTTGTAATTATAGATTCGATAAGTTTCAGCTAAGTCACAAATAACAGCATCTTCATCAGTATTCAACATACTAGCAAGGATTACTATTTTTTTAATCGTTCTTGAGCTTTAAAGATATCTTCAAGTTCTGCTGTTATTTTTTCAGTATCTACAATCCCATCTTTATCTCTAACATGATCTTTTAATTTTTTTGTTCCTTCTTTTCCTAATAAAAGATTCATCACTCTTGGTAAAGCAAGAGGATTAGTATCTAATTCTCCTAACGCTTCTACTAATTCATAGTTTCTTACATTTTTTTCTGAAATAGAATATGCGAATCCTGTTTTAGTTACACCTGTTAATTTTTTCATCCTACTTATCTCCTATCTTTATTTTTTTTTAATATATTCGTAGTGAGTATTTCCATCAGTATCTGGGAATGCATTTAGAGTAGTTTCGAACCCAACCATTTCAGAGTCAGCATATTTAATTTCTCCTACTTCACTAATTTTCCCGTTAGGAATTACAATTCGTTTTAAGATGTCTCCTTTTAGAACCATCTCAATAACCACCGCATGTTGTGATAATTCCTTAGTATTCGCTTTAATTGTAATACCTGTTTCAACATCGCCACTTACGTTATCTTTCCCGTAAATTTCTTTTAAAACATCAATATTTAATGATTCAATTAAAGTATAAGAAAATTTATCTGTTTTTTCAGTCTGTACAGTATCAACGATATCTCCGCCCCACGCTTTTACATTCTCAGTACTAGCCGTGTTTTCGTTAGTTAGCCCATCTTCTGAAATATATCCTAATGCTTTAAAAGCAGCATTTAGTCCTGTAGTTGCATCAGTAGGAAGAGCCGTTCCTAATGGTGCTGAATAAATAGCTCCACCTATTTTCGGTTTCGCTGATGTTACATTGCTTACATTTGCCATTTTTTAATCTCCTTTTTAATAATAATGAATATCGAATACAGCTTGATATCGGTATTCTTTAGTCTCTAAATCAGTATAATTATAATCACTATTTAAACTAACTTTTGAAACCTCAGACACGGTTATCAAGTCATACATTAGATTTTTAATTTTTTCGTTTAATTTAGCAGCTTCAAACATAGAAGCTCCATAACTTTGAATTGCTATTGTTGATGAATTTAAAAAGTTTTCTCTACTTCCGCTTGTTTTTTGAATTACTATGAATTGTTTAGGTAAATTTTTCTGATGTTCAAAAACAATTGGTATATTAAGTGTTTTTGATAGATATTCTTTGACAATAAGTTCAATCATTATCTCATAGCCTTTAATAGCGTATTATTTTTGTTGTTGTCTCTAATAGCCTTACGTGTTTTTGTTTTAACACTGACATTCGCCCTATTCTTACCTACGAATGAATTAATTTCATAACCGTCTCCTGCTGCTTCTTGAATACCTCTAGCCTTATCTTTAAGTACTTCAATCATCTCAGGACTTTTCATTAGTTCTGCCACGCCGTTATAGTTTAATTCAAATTTTTTACTCATATTTTTCAACCATAATCTTTCTATTCCAACTTAATGGAATCATTGGTTCAATACCCTCTTGCGGAATACCTATAGTTCGCCATTTTCTACCGAAAAATACAACTTCTCTATTTTCCCAAGTGTTTTTATCTCCCTTAGGTATTCCCAGCTGGTATTCAGCCTTTTTACCAGTTAAATTAACTACATTTGTGACATCTTCAGTTTTAACAGGGGCTACTATCACATTTTTTACGACTATTTCTTTGTCAACAAAAATAGGATGATTAAATTCATCCGCACCATTTTCTACTTTATCTATCAAAACTATTTCTATTCCTTTAATTAACGTCATAGAAATCAATTACTCCGTATCGTTGTTTTTTCAATCCTAAACGTTTCAATTCACTATCTTTTATGAAAAGCCCTCCACCAGGCACTAAAAACGAGCCTGACACTGAGTAGCCAAGAGCCGACTCAGAATATTGAGTCATAGGCTCTTGATTAGTAGATGTCATGAGAGTTCTTGCCACAATGTCAACAACGACTGATTTGACAAGATAAGAATAACTCTCATCTTGTTTAACTAATAAATCTAAGTCTTTCTTAACTTTTTTAGCTTCAACTCTAAGAACGTGAGAGACTGTCCTTAAGAGTTCCTCAGAACGACACAACTCATGAATTTCTACTTTTCTCCATAAAATTTCTAAATCATCAACGCTAGCAAAAGGTTCAAGTGCATTCATATTACACCTCTATTCTTCGTCAGATTCCTCTTCTGACTTAGTTTTTTTAGTAGATTTTTTAACTTCTTTTACAAGCTCCCAATCTCCTGAAAGTTCACTCTCTGTTACTATCTCTACTTCAGTTTCTTTATGTTTGTAAACGTACATAATTTACCTCCTATGCTTCTTCTACACGAGCGAATGCTTTTTCATCAAGAATTCCCCATCCGATATAAGCTTCAGTACGTAATAGAATTTCATTGTATGCTTTTAAGTCTCTACCTGCTCCATCTGGATCTCCGTATTCAATAATTTCCATAGGAATGTTTTCGGCATATCCCCATTTAAATCTGTTTTGGAAGTCCCCAACAATAGCATGATTTTTCTTACCTTTTCCACTTTGAGCAGTTAAAGTTTTGTTAATATCTAACTCCATACCAAAGAAATTATCTGGACGTTGTCCGAATCTAAATTCTGGGAATTGTACTACGTTATTGACTTTAACTTTAGACATTGCTTGTCCTGCAGCTGGTGACATTGCAATTCCAGTTACTTCATTGTCAGTCGCAACAATAGCTTGAACTGCATCATCGATATTGCTATCAATCGTTGCAGCGTTGTAAGTCACAACATTTCCTGTTACTAATCCGTCAAATGAGTTAGTAGCTTTGAAACTTGCATCAGTTAATCCTTTCGGTTCTAATCCGTGAATCGCTGCAATGTCAAAAGCTTCTGCGATTTTTTTAGAAAATCCATCTGCATAATGTTTTAAGAAGTTTAGTTTTTTCTCGTCAGAAGCGTACATAAATTCATCTGTTATACGTGCTTGATACACAAATTTTAGTGGTGTTATAACTTTAGAAGTAATTACAGCTTTTCCAGCTCCTTTTAATTCTCCTTCTCCTACAATTTGTGCATTACCTTCTAAATTAAAAATAAATTGTTCAGTTCCGTTAAACGGAATAGGTTGTTGATTTGATAATTTTGCAAGAGTTGAGCGCCCTTGCACTTTATTCATAATTTCTGTTACTAATTCTGGGTTAAATAAAGTTGCTTTTTTTGTTGCTGTTGATTCTGTCATTTTTTTAATTCTCCTTTTTTTATCTTAAATTTTTAACAACATCACGCCATGCAGCATCTGTACCTTTCGATTCAAAATTAGGTTCTTTATCTGCTAATGGCTGTGTATAATTTTTTACACTTACTAATGATGCTAGACGTTCTGCATCCTCATTTAAACTTTCTTCACTATCACCTTGTAGTCTGTCTGCTAAGTCAAACGGTAGACCGTTTTTCATAGCTATTTGTTGTTTAAGTGATTTATTTTTCCAAACATTCACATCTTTTTCAAGCTCTGTAATTCTAGTTAGATTTGTACTTTCGCTTGTTTCTTTTTCTGTGATAGCTTGTTTTAAGTTCGTGTTTTCCGTCTCTAGATTTTTTATTTTTTCTGATAAAGTATCGTAATCAGAGTACTTGGCTTTCTCACGATCTAATCGTGATTTTATAATTGCATCTAATTGTTCTTGAGTTTCAATTACTTTGAATTCTGTCATTTTAAAATCTCCTTTTTTCCCGGTTTACCCGACCGTTCGGTAATTTAAGCTAATTAATAGCTTATCCTTTGTTTCTTCTTAGGCTTGATTGAATGACAAGCCCAATGTGCAAGTAATGCACTATCCAATAACGAAATATCCATATCATCAAACTGTGACTTATATCCAAAACCGCCGTTAGTACCTATGCTACGCTTTTCACAATTTGTAGCTACTTTTCTTAACGACGGTTGACCATTATGACAAATAGTCTTTTGGAATATACCTTGTTCGAAAACTGAATTAGCTGTGATTATTTCTTTAACAGTTGGTAATATAATGTTCTTTATTTTATAGTCTTTCAACTCCTCTTCTAACAATTTCTGACCGCTAGCACCATCCACAACGATATTTGCTACATCAGCATTTTTTAAGAAATTAATCAACCACATATTACCATTTCTTAAACTTTGACAATCAATAGTTTCAATAAAAATACGTTCATCATTAGTCCTAACTGCAATACTCATACTTACGTTAGTTCCATCATTTCCGTATTTAATACCAACGAATAACTTACCTTTAAAATTAGGTTTTCCGTTTACTTTAAGGCTATCCCACTCTCTCTCACTAATTACAGATTTTTGAGAGAATGACGGCCAATATCCAAGACGTTGAACATTGTGATCTAGTTTATCTTCACCAAGCTCAGCTTCGATTTTTCTTTCAGTTAAATGATAACCTAATGATGGATTGGAATTATACCAAGCATCAACATCATCTATTTCTTTTTCAGTTTCAACAGACCACTCAGCCCACCCAGAATATTTACTCTTTCCAAATAAGCAAGATTCACGATATTTAGTGAATACAGTACCAATTGACACCGGTGTGGGAGGTGTCCCACACATTACTGTCATTGGATTCTTACTGTCTGTAACTGTATATTTTAAAGCTGATTCTTGATCTATTGTGTACTCTTGTGCTTCGTCGATTATCATTAAATCAAAACCTTCACCAAGTCCACCATTTTTAGTCCTAGTCCTAAATTGAACCACTCCACCAGTGGAATATAGTTCAATTCTTTCTTGACCTTTTGCACGAATAGAATTAAAGTCCTCTCCGTCAACATATCCCATCTTCTCAAGGTATTTTTTAACCTTTTCAAAAGATGAATGAGATGTACTGATTCTGTGTGCTGTATGTAAAATGTTGATACCTTGATGTAAAGCCCAAATTTCAAGAATATACACAATCTCTGTCTTCCCGTTACGACGTGGTAACGAATAGCCAAATTTCTGATGCGTCCACAATCCTTCATCATCTATTGCCATGATTGATTTTAATAAATTTAACTGCCAATCATACACATCTAGCTTAGTTCTTTTATATAGATTTACAGCTTCTTGATAACGACTTTCGTTATAGTCTAAAATCACCGATTGAGTAGGAGTTTGTCTACCAAATTTTGTCATTTAGCTGCTCCTTTCCAATCTACCTAGTTTAACGCCATACGGCAGGGCAAATTTTATAATTTTTCATCAAATATAATTTGTTTAGTGTGAACATCCTGTCTTACACCTTTTTTAGGGAAGTACTCAACAGTGCAACGGCAATTCTGATGTCTTCTGTATACATCTTTCGGTACTTCTGGATAAGTGTAAGATCCCACTAAACTTTTACACCATTTACAACAATTTCCTGCTTCTTTTCTCACTACTTTTGGTTTCATTCCAGAATTGTAATGGAATTCAGCATTTTTCCTTATCATGTCATCTACAACAGACTGATTAAAGTTGATTATAGGTGAACCTAACAACCATTTTGACTGCTCAAAATCTTCTTCAGTTAGTCTCCCAACCAAACCATCAATCCTACTTTGATTTAATTTAGGTATTTGAACAGCTAGTCCGATTTTCGCTTTCTTGTTCAATAACTCTTGAACAATAGTTCCGAAATCAGTAATTAATCTGTGATTTTCCCTCAATCTGTCGTTTAGTATTTCTTTAATAATAGGTGCAGGATTTTCAGTAATATGAATATTAAAAGCAGTGGTTAGAATTTCTCCTAAAGCCACTGCATATTCATTAACATCTACATAAGATGTTGCTTGTATATTTAATTGTTTCAATTCTTTTTCAAACGTTTCAATAATACGTTCTAATACTACATTACTCATTTTGTTTCACCGCTAATTCTGTCTTGTTAATCATAGCTTCTGCTTCTTGCTTACTCATTCCAGTTGAGGTTAGAAGTAAAACACTATTTTCTTTAGATAGTACTCCTTTTTGATAATTACTTAACAGTGATGTAATCTCATATGTAGAAATTACTCTGTTATTTTGCTTATCATCTGAATTATTAGACGTTTGCTCTACTTCCTCAATTTTAGGTTTAGCTTCCATATCACCTTTAATACCAGTTAAATCTCTAATCACATTAGAATTAATGTATCCTGGCAATGCTTGGTTAAGTTTAATTACACCATCACCGATTAATGTAAGCATGTTAGCATCCGCTTCGAATAATGGTTCCCACTTAGGTTTAGTGTCAATAAAACGACTTCTGTTATATTTAAAATCATCTCTTAAACAACAAGCAACGTAAGCAACGTTTAAAAGTCCACTTCCTAGAGATCGTTGTGCTTTTCTTCCAGCAAGTCTTAAATTTTCATGACTAGCTTTAATAGCTTCAACTGAAGATGGATTATCAGACACAAAACCTAAATCATCAAGAGTAAGTCCTGTTTCTCCAGCAAATAAAGCAGCTGCTGTTCTTAGTTGTTCAGTGAACGGAGACATTGACGGAGTAGTGAATTGTCCTACTGTTGGTTTATCTCCATTTTCGTTTACTGTGATTTGTAGCATACTAGAGACTGTTGCTTTCCATGTTTCTAAAGGTTCGGCATCAACATCCATACCTAGTAAGTATTTTTGAGGGAATGAATAGAACTCTGCTGTAATATCCGCCCTTTCTAACGTTCTTTTAGCTAGTTTTTGATAGTACATTCCTGACCTTGTTATTCTTGACCTACCAAAAGGTCTAACACTATCTGGAGCATGAATAACAGGCACTAATAACGGAATACCAGCAGTATTTTTTATTACTGTTGATTGACCTGTTCTCTTATCGTTAATCACGGTTTCTGCATCTGTGAAGTAAGCTTCTAACAATGCTTTACCATTCTCATCTTTTTTAAGAATTGCATATCCTTCAGTTAATAGTCCTGTTATAGGATCTAATATTCCAGTAGCATTACTACCTTCAATTACTTGTAATCGTGGGATATCCTCCCCAACTTTTGAAATATACACAAAGCTACAAGATGCTATCAGAGATGAGAGAATCACACTATCAAAAAATATATCTGGATTATTTTGTTTAAAAATATCATTTACTTTAAAATCATCATTTTCAAACTCTCTGAACACTAATCTATCAGCTAGGCTATCAACAGCTTTTGTACACCATCCTAAAACTGATCTATACTGATTTCTTAGGTGAGGTGGAATAGTTATCCCGAATTGTTCATCATTAAATTTCATTGCATACTGTTGATACCTTAAATCTACTCTAGTTTCAGTCAACGCAAGCTTTCTACGTAGATATTGAATTCCTTTGTACTCCAAAAAAATCACTCCTTTCTGTATATCTGATTTTTCGCACGAGAAAAAATGTACAGTGACGGCGTGAAGGTCAGCCGAAACCGTGGGGAGGGTCTCACCCCCCGTAAACCCTTTTAAATCAATGTTTCAATTTTTAATTTTTTTAAAAACCTTGATAAATTAGGCTTTTTGTTCATTTTTTCCTTATTTTTGTTAATTTTTAGCTTTTTTTACGTTTTTTTGCTGTTTTTTAAGCATTTTTTGTTATTTTTCCTTGTAATTCATCCAATCTAACAGTTTTGGTAAGTTTCTGTTACCTATCACATCTTCTTTAACTTCTTTTTCTTTACTAAACAGTTTATCTGACTTCTGTCTATTGCAATAGAAGTGTGCTAACTGTAAGTTTTCTATGTCTGAGGGATGACCACCCTTTGCGACGGGGATTATATGGTCGATAACAGGACTTAAAGGGTCGGGGTACTTAATAGACTTATCTACAGGTTTACCACAAATACCACAACAGTTTTGAGTCTTTAGCAGCCTCTGTTTGTTTTTATCAAATGCGGTACGGTGGGTACCGGTCTTATCAAGTCTCACATTATTCTCCTTGCCTACCCCCTATTTTATAAGTCCCCTTTAAATTTTATGAGGAGGGGGGTATTTTAATATTTATACAAAATAAAAAAGCACCGATCAAAGTGCTTTTAATTTGTTTATTAAGTAAGTTTTAACGGAGGAATTCAATAACACTTTTTGCGTGTTCCACATTAATTTCTTTTTATAACCAGCAATTAAAAGAAATTCGTATTAACTAAAAATTTTAAAAGAGAAAAATATCAAACGTACCTTAACTCCTCCGTTAAACTTCTCACACTACCATTTTATCACATAAAAATGGCTCATTGGGCTCAACTTTTTAAAAATTATTTAAAAGTTTTACCAATCCTTCAACAGACTTTCTTACTTTCCTTTTAACTGTAGAAATATCCATATGATATTTGTTAGCAATATCGTAGTTTTTCATTCTCGTGAAATACTTTGCGTATATTATTCTATAATTTTCAGGACTAAGTGATTTTAAGAACTTATCTATACACTTAATTATTCTTTTATTCTCTTGATATACCTTGTTATCTAATTTTTTTATTATATTTCTTTCGTTTTCCCTTCCAGTTTTTTGGGCGCTAACTTCATTTTTATCTCCTGGTTGATAAGCATTTAAAAGAAAATCATTACATTCCATTTGTATATTCTTATAATTCTCTAAAAAGAATTTTGCATCATCCACTGTATATACTCTACCCATTCTCTCCAACCTTTCTTTTTAACATTCTGTACAATAAAGTTTATCTATATCCTTAACATTGATTTCAATACCTTTAATTTTAAAACTTACAAATAAGAATTCCTTGTCTTTTGTGTACTCATAAAGTTCCATTAAGTCTCTTATTGTTTCTTCATCTACCAACTCATCAAGTATTTCTCTGTTTTTAAATACAATTTTTAATTTGTAATGTATTAATTTGCTTTTTCTTTTTTCCTCATATTTCATTAATCTAACACCTCCTTTATATTTTTTAACTTACTTTCTCACGTTTAATTACTAATACTGCTGCCATCATTAATACTACTAATAATGTTAAATCATCATTTTTTAATCCTGTGTTTGCTAATTTTTTTACTTTCTTTTCAACTATAGTCTTTTTATCAACTTTTGTTATTTTTGGTTGTTCAACTTTATTTGGTGTTTCCGGAATCTCAAGCCCAGGTTTTTCAACTACTGGAGTTGGCGGTGTCGTCGGAATATCCTCTAATGGTAATTCAGGAATTTCAACTACTGGAGCCGGTGGCATTTTCGGTATATCATTTAAATCAAGATAAGGTTTTTCCACAACTGGAGCCGGCGGTAATAAAGGCACATCATTTAAATTTAATTCAGGTTTATCAACCACCGGTGCTTCGTTAGGTATTTCAAATACTGGTTCAGGTTTATTTTCTCCTTCGACGTTCCCTGTACCTCTTGCGATTTGCACCTCAACATCTTTATCCCAATCCACATTGTTATCTGCTTGCACTCTTAAATTGTTAGTAGGGTTTTTACTTAAATCTTTAACTTTAGTTGAGTATTCTAGAGATACAATCTCATTTAATGCTGGTAGTTTAATTGTGAATCCATTTGAATTAAATTCAATGTTCTCTTTTGCTACTTCTCCAATTTTAGTCCACGGATCTATACTTGATAAAATTCTAGCTTTTAAACTTCCTGAAACATATTCCTGATTAGAATCCCATTTATCAGTAATTGTAACGTTTGTTAGGTTAGCTTTTTTGTAATTCACACGACCAGCCCATTTAATAGTATCTCCGTTTTGAGTTCCCCACTTAGTCACTATTTCTTGTGGGTCAGGTACTCCGTCTTTGTCTACTTTTGTTGTTACAATAGTTCCGTTAAAATTTAAATCGTATGTTGTTGTTTCATTTCCTGTAACTTTCTCTTTATTCCAAACTGTCATTAAAGAAAGCTGCATACTCTTATTTAATGGTTTATTTGCAAAATAATCGTTAAACACAGTTGTTACGTTATTCTTCTCTACACTTGCTGTTGCTTTACCTACTACATTTCCTTCTGTTCCTTTTACATCAAAGTTATAGCTAGTCTGTAAATTTAATTCTTGTGGCAGATTAAATACTACCTTATCCCCACTATTAATTTTTAAATCGTCACTAAACTTCGTTTTATATTCAACATTTACAGGGCTAAATCTATCCCCGCTTGTTGTTACTTTTACATCAGGTTTTTCTACCTTAATTTCATTAGCTGATGCATACCCTCCAAATACTAAAATCATTTTAAATAAAGTCACCTCTTAATTTTTGAGTAAAATTGCTCCCACTCCTATGAAGTGGGAGACTTTATTAATCTTCTTTTTCAACTTCTAATAATTTCAATCTCAAATCATCTTCAAGCACTTGTTCTTCAATTCCTGCAGGTGCTCCAGTCATCAAGTCTTGTCCTTTATTAGTTTTAGGGAACGGAATTACTTCTTTTATTGAATCTTCCTTCAACATTGCCATAAGCCATCTGTCAATTCCGTAAGCAAGTCCTCCATGTGGCGGAACTCCATATTTCAACACTTCCAAGAAGAATCCAAATTTGTCTTCCAATTCTTCTTGACTAAATCCTAATTTTTCAAAAACTTTCGCCTGTAAATCTTCATCGTGAATTCTAATACTTCCTCCACCGATTTCATAACCATTTAAGACAATATCGTATGAATCTGTTTTAATTTTTGCAAGTTCATTCATATCAAGATACTTTCTATCTTCTTCCTTAATCGAAGTAAACGGATGGTGTTGTGCTTTATATCTATTTTCTTCTTCACTCCATTCAAACATAGGAAAATCAACTACCCATAAGAATTTAAATGCATTTTTGTCAATTAATTCCAATTCTTCTCCCAGTTTCAATCTCAACGCTCCCAATCCATCATGCACAACTTTATATTTATCAGCCAAAATTAACGCAACTTCATTATTTTTGATTCCCAATTTTTCAATAATTTGTGTCAATTTTTCTTCTGAGAAGAATTTTGCAATTGGAGAATTTATTTCTCCATTTTCATTCATTTTAATATACGCTAAACCTTTTGCTTTAAAGTATGTTTTCACATAATCTTCCAAATCTTTTATATATTTTCTCGAGAATTTTTCCGCATTTGGTGCAACAATCGCTTTTACATTTCCACCATCTTTCAATGCATTTTCAAAAACACCAAATCCACAATCAGCAGTTTCTTCTGACAAATCAATCAATTTCATATCAAATCTCAAATCTGGCTTATCTGAACCATAAAAATTCATCGCATCATCGTAGCTCATTCTTGGAAATTTTTCAGTAATTTCAATTCCTGTAACATCTTTAAATACTGTCTTTGTCAATTCTTCAGCCATTGAAATCACATCTTCTTGCTCAACAAACGACATTTCCACATCTAATTGAGTAAATTCAGGCTGTCTGTCCGCTCTCAAATCTTCATCTCTAAAACATTTTGCTAACTGATAATATTTGTCAATCCCAGAAACCATAAGTATTTGCTTAAACAATTGTGGTGATTGTGGCAATGCATAAAAATCACCTTTGTTAGTTCTACTTGGCACGATAAAATCCCTCGCACCTTCAGGTGTCGCTTTTGCTAAAATCGGAGTATCGACATCTAAAAATCCATTTTCATTCATAAATTTTCTAATCGAAAACAGCATATCGTTTCTTTTAATAATATTATTCAACATTTTCGGTCTTCTAATATCCAAATATCTATAAGTCAATCTCATATTTTCACTAAGATTCCCAGTTTCACTAATTTCAAATGGTAACTGTTTCGCACGGCTTAAAACTTCAATTTTTTTCGCTTCAATTTCAATATCCCCAGTTGGAATATTTTTATTTTTACTGCTTCTCTCAGCCACAATTCCTGTAACCTTCAAAACCCATTCATTCTTATATTTTTTAGCTTCTTCAAAAAGCTCACTCCCAGAAACTTCCTCATTCAACAAAATTTGAGTAACCCCATATCTATCCCTCAAATCAATAAACACAAAGTGCCCCAAATCTCTAACTTTAGAAATCCATCCCGACAAAGTCACTTCTTCGCCAATATTTTCCATTCTTAATTCATTTAATTTATAGTCTCTATACATT